CTGATGAATGGTGTTGGCAGGGTTGGGCGCAAATGGCTGTGTTGCAAGTGCCTGTCTGGTTTGTGGTGTTGGATCGTGACCAGCGCATTTCGGTAGTGGAATTGCCAGCCAACCCGAAAGCGATTGATGCGCTGCAACTTGAAACAGCAGTGTTCGGTGGTTGGGTTGATGGTGATCCTATGGATGAGGACATAAACAACTTCAGTGCTGCCGATATTGCACGCATTTGGAAGCCAACACCAACCAGTGTTGAACTTCCTGCTAGTGCAGTGGATTGGGCGTTGCAACTTGAGGAGGCTCGTGCAATGGCAAAGCAGGCTGCCGATCTGGAAGCCAAAGCGAAGGATGCGCTCGCACAGTTGATGTTGGGTAATGAGATTGGCACTGTTGATGGTGTGCAGTTGGTTACTTGGAAACAGCAAGCAGGCAAGGCTTCGCTTGACACAAAGCAGTTGCGTGCAGATCATCCAGAGTTAGTTAGTCAATATGAGAAACAGGGCGCACCATTCCGTGTGATGCGTGTAACGAAAGGAAAAGGAAAATGAGTGAGGAAATCAACACGGTGCTGCTGCGTGCAGTGCTTGATCAGTATGCGACACCAGATCCAAAGATTGTGGGAACTATCCCACGCAACGGAATCAATCTGGCGTATGTCAGTCACGCTGATATCACCAAGATTCTGATTGAGGTTGATCCGTTGTGGTCATGGCAGCCTGTGGAATGGGTGAACGGCAGACCTGCAATCAATGTTGAGAATGGGACAGCAACCATGTGGGCAACGCTCACGCTGCTAGGTAAATCCATGTTGGGTGTTGGTTCGGTTCGTGCAGACAAACAGGATCTTGACAAAGAACTGGTTGGTGACTTCTTGCGCAACGCTGCAATGCGTTTCGGTATTGCACTCAGCCTGTGGTCTAAGCAGGACTGGTCAGATAACACAACGATCACCAGTCTCCCTGCTGTTCAGGCAAGGCGTGCAGAGGAGGCGAAGCCGTATGTGGGCAATCATCCTGCGAAGGGTGTGCCTTCACCAAAGGTTGTGCGTGACTTCGTGCAAGACAATGAACCAACACCTGATGAGGTAGCGGAAATTGCTGCACAGTTCAACGCCACGATTGTTGAGAACATCACACCAATCACTAAACCTGTTGCCTCATCTGGTGGCAAGGCAAGCGATAAACAGAAGGGTTTGATCAGCAAACTTGCGAAGGAAAAGGTTGATGGTGATTGTGTGCCTTTGATGAAGCAGTTGTTCAACAAGGCTGCTGTTGGCGATTTGACCAGCAAGGAAGCGTCAGCGTTGATTAAGCACCTGATGGAGTTGCGCTGATGAGTGAACCGTTTGAGGAGATGGATGCGTTGCGCAGCAAGATGATTGTTGTTCTTGTTGATCTGGCAGATGCAGCCCGTGCGGTGATTAGGTCTGATGGAACTGATCGGTTGTCTATTGAGCAACTGCGAACAGCCTTGTATAAATACAACGCATGGATTGGTGAGAATGAAGCGTGATCATTGGCGAGAGGATGCACGGTGTTTAGGGCAACCAGTTGATGTGTTCTTTCCTGATATGTCGCTTGGTGAAGCCCGTTGGGATCGTGCCAAAGCGGTGTGCAAGAACTGCACTGTGAAGCGTCAGTGTTTGAAACTGGTGATCAATCTCCCAGAGGATGATGATCGTTACGGTGTGTTTGGTGGGCTATCGCCTGCAGATCGCCGTGTGCTGCGTGACGAAATCAAAAGAGGTATCAGAAATGCGCTGTAAATGCACATTCAAACGAATATTGAACATAACGATCTGTGATGAAGGGGATGATGATGAGTAGGAAGTATGAGGTGCGCACTTTCCCTGCACGGGAACTGGTGCGAAAGTTTGATCCGAACACAAGCGTTATCACGATTGCGCAGGCGTTAGACACTAAGCGTTCAACTGTGTACAAGTGGTTTCAGAATGACACCATGATTACGCAGTGGGCTGCTGATCGTTATGCGGTGAAGTTGGGGTTGCATCCGTCTGAGGTGTGGCTTGACTGGTTCGCATTGGAGGCTGTCTGATGGATGAACGCAAAGGTGAGTGTCAAGGCAATCAGGAGAAATGCAACCTTGAGGGCTGCCCAAAGTTCGGCACGCTTGGTGTTGCAGGGCGTGACGGTAAACGCCGTGTGAAGGGTTGCAGCGATCCTGCAGCACGAGGCAAGCGGTCTAGGCGCAAGGGTTTGAACAAGCAGCGCACAGCACGCAAGAGGCTTGGTGTTGCGCCTTCACACAAGTTCGGTGACGGTAATGAGGAACGCTGGAATGATGCCCTGTTTGCTAATGAGGTGAAGGCAGGGAAGCAGATCCAGCCTGCTGTGAACGCTTGGATGCGCATAGAGGCACAGGTGAAGTCCAATGAGGCTGACTTTGGTTCACGCAGGAAGCCTGCACGGGCTGTTCTGATGCCTGACGAATGGGGCAAGGAAGGTTTGGTGATGATGCGCCTTAGTGCGTGGGAGGAACTGGTAGCACCAGCAATGCAAGCGTTCTATGAGGTTTCAGATGAGAGTTGAGTTTCTGCAACATGAGGTTGATGAGGTTCTGTATTGGGCGCAAGAAATTGAGGATGTGAAGCGATCTAACAATGTGCGCAACAAGAAGTTTGATGTGAACAACACAGATGTTGGGGTTCATGCAATCGGTATGTTGGGTGAGTTGGCTGCAGGGCGTGTGCTTGGTGCGCAACCTGATTGGGATATTTATTTGTCTGGTGATGATGGGAATGATATGACTGCGTGGGGTTTGACTTGGCAGATCAAAACCAGCAGTATGCGCAAACTGATTTTCAATCATGCAACCGATTTCGTGACTGATGCTGCAATACTGGTTCACCATCTAGCACCAAAGCAGAGGGTGTTTGAGCAACCTGTGTTTGATGTGGTTGGTGGTATTAGTCGCAAAAAGTTTATGGAGTTGTGTTTTCAACATGACTTTGGTTATGGTGTTCGCTTAGTTGTTGAGGGTGATGATTTGACTGATATGGAAACTATTAAGAAAGCCAGAGGTGAAGTGTGACACCAGCGCAGATTGAGGGAATGGTGGACAGGATATGTGGGTTGTTCCCAACAACACAGATTGGGCGTAACACGGTAAAGAACGCATGGGTGACAGATCAGTTTCTGTTGGATGCTGATGTTGATGCTGCACGCAAGGTCACTGACTGGATAAAGATCAACAGTGAGAAGTTTCCTCATTCGTTGCGTGAACTGCACAACATATTCCACAAGGTTTCTGGATCGCACCAAATTAAGAGCGATATTGAGTGCAAAGTGTGTAACGGGTTGCTGTGGGATGACGGTATTAGTTATTCAGATGATGGTAGGCAACTAACAGAGCAGCACACTGTTGTTGAACGGTATGAGACTGACAGGGTGGTGCGTGAACACATTTACAAGGTTGTTCATCCTTGCCCTGCGTGTCGCAGAGGTTGGACACCACCAGAAAGCAGATAAGCAAGTTTCACAATCGGCTAGTTGCATGACCTCCACTGTTGCAAGGTGAGTGGGTAACACACGGAAAGCGTGGGTAGTTTGCGCTGCACTGAATTATGCAACACGAAATGATTTGGTCAAAAGCGCAATGCACTGTGAGTTGAATTGGTAGTTGGAGTGAGGCATCCCAACGGGGGGCATTAGAACTTTAAGTTTGCTGTGAATCAACATATATATATGTTTGGTATTCAACTGCTACACTGAAGGCACACGCCGAAGTGAGGCGAACTACCAGCGCAGATGTTGCGCCGTGACGCTCAGGAGAGCAACAGGATTAAACAAACAAACTTTAGTTCTATATCCATATTCAAACTTAGAGGAGGCGAAAGTGATGCGAAGTTTTATGAGGAAAGTTGTTGCAAGTGTTGTTGTGTTGCTGGCAAGTTTTGCTGGTGTTGCACAAGCGTTGAATACTGATCAGGCTGCAGGTTCGGTTTATGTCAAGAACAGTTATGTTCCTGATCGTGTGATTGAAGTTCCTTACCCTGTTGCACCTAATGCGAAGTGTGGTCAATGGTGGCAGTTGATGCACGATCTAGGTTGGTCTGACAAAGACATTGCCAAAGGTGATGGGATTATGTTTCGTGAGAGCCGTTGCAACATTGACAGCGTGAACTCTGCAGATCCAACAACGATTGGCAAGCACAAAGGATCGTTCGGGCTGTACCAGATCAACCTTTATTGGATTAAGAAAACACGCTGGTATCCACAGGGCTTCTTGCAAACCAAGTTGCAGCGTGAACTTGCGCCAACCGATTTGCTGCAACCTGAAGTGAACATTGCTGCAGCGTTGGAGATCATCAGACAGAACAGGGCTGATGGGGGCTGTGGCTGGTCTGCGTGGAAGGGCTGCTGACGGGAAACCCATACGGGATACGGGTTTTAATGATTTGCTTTTGTTCTCTGAATTGGTAATACTTGATGCACGGGGGCAACCAGACCCCACGCTCAAGAGGAGGGCAACATGGAAATGATTGAAATTGGAAACGAAGTATTGGTTCGTCATTATCACGGAAATGGAACAAGCACTGCTGTAGTGATTGACTTCAAACTTGATTACAACAAGATTCAGCGTGGATTGCTTGCAGAAATCAAGTTTGATGATGATTTCACTGAGTTGTACCCAGTATCACGATTGACGAAAATAAGCGCATAGTCATTCGCCTAGCGCATCAGGCGTGGGATTCAATTCCAACTAGGCACAAGGCGAAAGCCGAAACATAAAACCGATTCAAGAGGAGGATCAAAATGAAAACAGCAAAGATCACAAGACACCAGTTAGAAGTGGCAGACCTGATTGAATCCGTTGGTGATGCGGAAGTTCAATTTGAGATGAAGCAGATCAGCAAACAATATGCGCAAGTTTTGGCAGCGTTGCGACTAGCCAAGCATCATCTGGCAGAGATTGAAAAGGAAACAGGTATGGATCACCAAGAGTTGAATGAACAACTTGTTGATGTGTATAAGCACACCAAAGCCTGTGAGATCGGGTTGCTAGAAATGTGCAGCAACTACTAATGAGAACCTTCACATTGCAAGTGCGCACGCACACCAAGTACGGGCAACATTTCAGCGACACAATCCGCTATGAAGCACACAACTGGCAGCAAGCCAAAGCGAAAGCCAAACTGTTTGCAACCAGCGCATACGGTTATAACAACATCACACAAGTAGAAATAGAGGGAATCAAATGAAATCAACAAAGCGCACACTGGATCACATTGAACTGATCCAGTCCGATCTAGCACCAATGTTTGAAATCAAACTGCTGATGGTAGTTGAAGGGTACACAAGCCCTGATGAGGGTGATCTGACAGCAGCAGAATGGTTGCACAACCTGTTGCATCTAGCAGCGTCAGGACATGATGTGCAACACGGGGCTGCAGAACTGGCACGCTCAATTATCTCCACAGCAGAAACACGGGTTCACCTGTGCAAGATTGAGCAGGTGGAAGCATGAGCCAAAAAGGATTTGACGCTTGGCTGACCACAGAACCAGACCCGTTCCCAATTCACTTCAACTTTGATCCACTGTCACGCAACTATGAATGGTGTCTGCAGCACACGGTTCAGCATGGTGAATGTGATTCTTGTAAATGCAAGGTTGGGCTGGTGCTGATTGAAACTGGTGACGGTGGAACATCAGGTGAGATCATCAACTATTACCAACTAGATGAGGATGCAGAAACCTTGTGGTGTGAGGACTGCCACGACTACGAAGCAAAGGAAATCTAATGGGCGATATACCAGACCTTCAAGTTGCACTAATCGTTTTCGGTTCAGCAAGTATGTGGTTCTGCGGATTTCTGCACGGCAAATGGGCAGGCATCCAGAAGGCAGAACAACGATTTGCTTTGCAACAGAAAGCATTACGGGCAGCCCGTAGGCGTGAAAATCCACGCTCATAGATAGGCTGTAATTCTCCTGCGGTAAGCCACGCATCCAGTCTTTCCCCCCTCTTGAGGCTGGATCGCTCATCTGCAATGATGACGCAGGAACTAGAAAGCAAGCGAGAACGGAGACACCAGTGACAATCAACGATCTGTTGAACGCAATTTATTTCTTGCGCAAAACCCATGTTGGGCAGATGGATGTGGACAGGCTGGTTCAAACTGTGCAAGCCTTAGAGAACGAAGTTGAGCGTAGAAGGAGAAAGAAATGAGTGAATCACAGCAGGCTGAACTACAGCATTGGCAGGCAAGGTGTGATGAGATGCAGGTGGCGTTGGATCGTGTGCGTGAGGAACGAGATGAGGCACGCAACAAGGCTGCGCTACTTGAATCAACTAACCAGTTGTTGATGGGTGAAGTGAAGCAGTTGCGTTCAATGATTGAGCGTGTGCAGGTCGCAATGTCGCAAGGTCAAGAACTCTAGTGATCCAACTGCTATGTCATAAGTGCAACGCACTGGTGAGCCGTGACAAAACTTATGTTGTGGGCTGCTTGTGTGATCCTGATGCGCCCACATGGATTGCGTTGCAACCTGACGGGAAACTGATCGCCATGAGCCATGCTGACTACACCATTAAGGAGATTGTGTGATTGAGTTGTTGTTAGGGGATTGCAGGGAACGGTTGAAAGATTTGCCTGATTGCAGTGTGGATAGCATTGTTACTGACCCACCTTATGAACTTGGGTTTATGGGAAAGAGTTGGGATAGCACAGGGGTTGCTTATGATGTTGCTGTTTGGGCTGAATGTTTGCGTGTGTTGAAGCACGGTGGACATTTGTTGGCGTTCGGTGGTTCACGCACATATCACAGGCTTGCTGTTGCAATTGAGGATGCAGGGTTTCAGATCAGGGATCAGATTATGTGGGTGTATGGTTCAGGTTTCCCTAAGTCGTTGAATGTGAGCAAGTCCATTGAGGGGCTGCTCACAACTGGTTCAGCGAACAAGACAGCGTTCAAGAACCTGTCTGGTGAGCAAGTAGATCGTGGTAATTGGGGGATTGCTAAACAACAATTTACACACGGTCAGCGTGACAAGAATTATGACGAAACAGCAAGCGCAACTGTGTTGGGGAAACTTGAACCAACTACTGATGAAGCAAAGCAGTGGGATGGTTGGGGTACTGCGTTGAAGCCTGCGCATGAGCCGATTGTTTTGGCTCGTAAGCCGTTGGATGGAACTGTGGCAAACAATGTTTTGACGCATGGTGTTGGTGGTATCAACATTGACGGATGCAGAGTGGGAAGCAGAGAGGATGAACCACAGTTTAGACCAGCATCTGATTCTGGAATTGGTAACGGCAACTTGTGTTATGGAACTAGAGCAGGAACAAACGCTGTCTATTCAGATGGTCGTTTCCCTGCGAACTTTATTCATGATGGTTCAGACGAAGTACTAGAACTATTCCCAGACACCAAAGGTGGCACATGGAACACCACCAAAGGCGCACGACATTTCAACAATGACGGTGAACCAACAGGTTATGCAACCAGCAAACAGGACAGTTCAACTGGTTCTGCTGCACGGTTCTTTTATTGTGCGAAAGCCAACAAGAAGGATCGCAACGAAGGCTTATACGGATTTGAGGAAAAACGACCTGATGAGCGCAGCGTGACGGGTATGGGAACTTTTGAGGAGAAGGGTGTTGCCAAACAAGCCAATCATCATCCAACGGTGAAACCAACAGACCTCATGCGCTACCTATGCAGACTGGTAACACCACCAAACGGCACAGTCCTTGACCCGTTCACGGGTTCAGGTTCAACAGGCAAGGCAGCCGTGCTAGAAGGATTTAGTTTCATTGGTGTTGAGCAGTCTGAGGAATACATAAAGATTGCTCAAGCCCGTATAGAAAGCGCAAACAAATGATCCGCAAAGAACTAGAACACCTTGCAATCAGTATTGATGAGATACACACTCATCCATCTAATGTGCGTCAGGGTGATGTGGGTGCAATCTGTGAATCACTGAAAGCACACGGACAATACAGACCTATCGTGTATCAGCACTCCACGCACAGAATCCTTGCAGGCAATCACACTTGGAAAGCAGCCAAAGCATTGGGTTGGACACATATAGCAGCAACACCAGTCATATGTGATGACCAGCAAGCCCTGCGCATACTTCTCGCAGACAACAAAGCCAACGATCTCGCAACCTATGACGAACCCGAATTGGTGGAATTGTTGAAGCAGTTGGCTGACACAGATGAAGGACTGTTGGGCACACTCTTTGATGAGGATGAGTTGGACAGTCTGATTGCAGACCAGTCACACTTTGAGTTGCCTTCTGATGTTGATGATGTGCCAGACAATGTGCCTGCTGTATCCAAGTTGGGTGATGTGTGGCTGTTAGGTGAACACAGGGTTATGTGTGGTGACAGCAGCAATCTAGAGATGATCGGCAAGTTGTTGAACAACAAAACAATCAACATGGTGTTCACTGATCCACCTTACGGAATGGATCTGGACACAGACTTCTCAAAGATGGGCAACACAGGCAACGCATATAAGAAAGTGGCTAATGACGATAAGCAATTTGATGCTTCTCTAATTCTTGAACAGTTTGATTACTGCAAAGAAATATTCTTGTGGGGCGCAGATTATTATGTTGAGACATTGCACAGGCAATACCCTGATCTTGGTAGTTGGATCATTTGGGATAAGTACAGCGATGAACGCATTGGTCTGCTAGATGGAAAGTTTGGAAGCACATTTGAAACCTGCTGGTCTAAAGAAAAGCACAAACGGGAAATTGCCAGAGTTCTTGTAACAACCAACTACACAGCAAGGGGTGACGAGACAAGGGTTCACCCAACACAGAAACCAGTTGCATTAGCAAAATGGTTCTTTGATCGTTGGGGTAATGAACAGGACATTGTGCTTGATCTATTCGGCGGATCAGGCAGCACACTGATCGCTGCACAAGAAACCAACCGTGTTGCATACCTTATGGAACTAGACCCACACTATGTGGATGTGATCTGCGCCCGATACCAGAAGCACACAGGCAACCAGCCCATATTGGAAGCCACAGGCGAAGCACACGACTTCACACCTGATGCCGATTAGCCAACCCTGCCTCACCTGCCGTACCCTCACCAGCAACGGCACACGCTGCGAACCCTGCACAACCAAATGGAACAGAGCACACCCCAAACCCCAACGCCCACATTATGCAGGCAACTACAAGCGCAGAGCAAAGATTGTGCGAGACACAGCAACCCACTGCTGGATCTGTGGCGAAGGCAACAGAGGCACACAAGATCCATTCACAGCCGATCACCTAATACCTGCAGACCCCAACAGCCCACTGGCAGCAGCACACAGGTCTT